GCGAAAAAGGGGTCCAGCCCGCTTTTTTGCAAAATATAAACTTAAATAAGGTAAATATCACATCTTCATCATTTTGGACAAAGACGATTTGTATAAGTTGGCGATGCGTATGTTAACAGCATCGCAGTAAGAGGTGAGCCAATCCAACGATCCCGCGTTGACTGGCATCCAATTCTTAGCGTACCAGAGAGCGTAATTGAGCCCGGAGAAAACAATTCCACGCAGCTGAGCAGGCACAACGCCACCGGTCGACGTGGGTACGTTCCACCTGTGCTCGACCAGCGCGCGCACCGCAATCTCAGGTAAGTAAAGGCGCATGCGATTAAGTATAGTGCCGGCGCGGCCACGACTCATCGCGACGACGGCATCGAAACCAGCTACGCGCCCAGCTTCATCGCCAAGGAAATTTAGCCCAGAATCAAGAGCAGAGAAAGCACCGAGGGCGGTCGCACGCGCAGCAACAGCCATCCCGTTCAGATCGTGCATGGGGTATTCTGGCTCGAGCCCCTTTTCTGCACAGGCGATCAACCGCTCTAGGTACTCCAGCACCTTAGAGGGCACGGATGGGTACCAAGCAACAGTCATTTCGGGTACTTTCAAGTTACACTCATTAATCCAAGCAACCTGTGCGCGTCTGAGCTCACCATCCGCTTCCAGCTTGATCTCACGAGGTAGGTCTGAACCATATGTCGCATTGTAAGCCGCATTGCGCAGTGCAGTGAAACCCTCCTCAATGTATCCGAACCGGCGGATTTTAGCTTGGAATGCGTGCAACAGGCGTTCCATGTTACGCGGAGCCGCGAGCTTCGACAACACGTCACGCATTACAGGTATGCCATGCAAGCGCTCACGGGTGACGGTTGCAAGCTCACCGAAGCGTGGGCAGCCCAGACCGCCTGAGTGGGCACTCAGAGCCAGCAGCTTGACACTGGGGGTAGCGGATGACCCGCCCGGCTCTTTGACGGTCCCCCAATATTGCACGATGGTATATCGTATACTCTCAGCCGCACGTAGGTCGAAACCGCGCCGAATCAGCAAGTTAATGGCCTCATTTGCTCCTTGGCATTGCGCCACACCGCTATAGAGCTGAGGAGCTTGTAAATCTGAGCCGACAAAGCTGCCAATGCTGCGCATCACGCTCCCCCTAACAGTACCGTCCCTGAAGTACTCATGCCGTAGAAACTCACCCATTTCACCGCCGACCAATTGCTTCTGGGCGTTAACCTCATGCTTCGCCAATGGCATTGAAGAAACAAACCGCATAGCATCAATTTCCTCCGCATAGGTGCCAAAAAAGTCATCACCGGCGTGTACTCTGTATAAGGGCATGTCTGAATTGAAGATGTGGTGCATGCTGTCGAAATTGGACTCGCAGTATGCAACATTGAAAGAGCAGTTAATGAATGAAGTTGTGCGCCAGCCGGACCATAAACCGCGAGCGTGGGCTTCATAATCACTGTCCTTATCAGCGCCATTCTTCAGCCACATATTGTAGAGCGCTTTCGAACACCAATTGGCACACAGGGACAGAAACTCACCCTTCCCGTAGTTTACACCACCATAGGTGACAAAATTGTTTTCCACGCACGCGCGCTGCGCAGCTTCACCCAAAGCTAAGAAGTACTCGGACATATCCTTCAGAGTATGCGTTATGTTGAAGTCAGCCCAATCAACACACGCAACCGACTCACCTAGCATCATCCGCCGACGCCGCTCCATAACAGAGGTATATTCTGACTGGGCGTCCAGTTCCAGCTCCATCGGCATACTGCGATAAATCGCACTCTCGATTTCATTGATTAGCAGGGACTCAACTATCCAGTGCGGTATCCTCCCAGGTAGCAGTTGGCGCAATTTTCCAGCCTCACGCTTGACGATTGTAACAGTAGAAGCCCCGGCAGGCTGTTTCAGGACGTACCACGCGATCGTCTCCGTATCGCGGTTCGACAGCCACAGTCTCTTTGAGACGGCGTGATCAATATCGAATTCATCACCTGAATGTCCACCAGCACTACCGCTACTCCCAAACTGCACATAACGCAGTAGCCACGAGTCAAGCGTATCCACCTCCGACGAAGACCACACTTTTTGCGCATCCTGCTTGCGCGCATTGAAAAACCGCTGCATGTTGGCGGCGTGCTGATCAGACGTGTACATCCGAGAGGCGGCGTCATAAGCGACGTGCTCCCCCATGTACATCGTCCTGTCTTTCACTGTATCGTCGTTAGCTGCGTAGTCAAGGTAAAACCTGCCCAAAGCTATGTTCCAATACAGCATGACGCTAGGATCCGTGCACACACCTGCAAGATAAGATGGTAGCCAGCGTGCGCGCCTGGCTGCAGTGTGGATCTCCTTCAACCTTTTCTCAACACTCTTCATTCCCCCACGATATATTCCTTGCTGCAGCATGACTACAGCACAGTTGCGCCGTTCAGCACCAGAAGCGAGCGTCAAGATGAGGCAAGCAAAAGCCTGGTGCCCAAGGCCTGCCGCATTCGTACAAACAGAAGACAAATGAGAAAGATCGAGGATGCGATCATCAAGTAGTTTAAAGATCACGCGAATTAGACAACCATAATTTAGTCTAGCACGCAAGTACAAATTCATATCAGTAATGGGAAACAATATGCGTAGGCAGTGTTTAGCGTAATCCAAGTCACGCACCTCACAAGACAAAAGGAAGGAAGAGGTTATAACTTTCTTCAACTCTACGTTAATGACCCCTTTAGCGAGCGACCGTTTTTCCAATTTCAACCGCCTTTCCACATAAGCACCAGCCTCGCCCGGATCACCCTCAACTACAACAGCCTCATGGCCAGATCCACCCTCAGCCGGCCCATCAAACACGAAAAGGTTCAGGCCCCCCTCACAGGCCGCAACAGCGCTAATAGTCCCGAGAGGATCAAATTCATCATCCCCAACTATTCGCGTGACTGCCGCGTACTCCGGCCCACACCGTTCAAGCATCTCCATCTCCGCGAGCCAATCCGGCACATTGCCAGCGAAAGCAGCCTCCATAACACTGCGAACAGCCTGCAGTCGCCGGCTACCGTTACAGCCCCGTTTTGTCAGGATTGAAGTTTTCAATTTTTTATATGAGTTATGTGATAATCGTAGAGCTACATGCGCAACAGATCGCAACAGCAACCATTCCGCACCTTTAGCAGTCACGATGCTATTTCTGAAATCATCAGGGATCGCGCTGTTCCGCACAAGTCTGGCGAGGGTTTGCCCACCACCAAACTCCTGCAAAACATCGCGGCCCTGCCACCCATCCGCGCGCGCCTTGGCCACTATATCGGACCAAGTGGCGCGCTCAACATCAGCAACAGAAGAAAAATAAACGTTATCTTGAGCAAAGAGTGCCGCATCAGGGTCGTGCCTACCATCCATCTCAAAGTTGATGAACGATGCCGTCGCGTCAGCGTAGTCGAAACCAGGTTGTGCGCCATGCACAAAGAATTGATCGATATCGCCCTCAAAGAACCCCCATAAGAAGGAGTTCTCCAGAGCCCATTGGCCGGTATTTGATGCGCGTAATCCAGAATCATAAGATGAAAGAGATCGCCCGTTTAGTTTTTTGGTTCCACAACACCCTCAGTGGCGTTATCGGAATCAGCAGCTGGGTTTGCATTGCCGGCGTTCTTAACAGGCGTGCCAACGCGCTCCTCTTGAACCATATCACGCTGTTCAGTCGGCGGTACAACAGGGGCAGTCTTGATTGTCTGCCCGCCAATAGTTCGCACAACGCGCCTCATCCCATCAACCGCACCTATGATATCCTCCACAGTCCCGGTCGGTAAGCTCAGGTCTTTTCCGGCTGTCCCGACGTAAATCATGGACGTCAAACTTACACGTGACGTCTCTTTATACTCAGCACGGGCTAGTGGGTGCATCGTGAACTCAAAGTCATCAGTTAGAGCAGAAAGCCGCAACGAGATGTGCCCATTGGTACGCCTGATACCAGCTGCTGAGTACGTGTCAGTAAAACCAGTATTACCATACCCACGCTCAAGCAACAGCATGCGAGGGTTTTGGACGAAAGTGTCCCAAGTGTGTGCTGCACGCACTAGAGCAAAGCCAGGGTCTCGCAAGCTCGAATAAGCCGCATGCTCACCCCCAGCAACATCCTGGATGATGAACATCCTTGTGTCAGCGGCGACAAAATCATCATTATTGTCGCCACGCTTGCGCCCACCAACTCGGGTCTCAAGCTTTGTGATACCTTTCTTATCAAGTATCTTAGAGAATCGGCTATTCATCAGAACCTCCGAATTACCTAGCCTGCGGGTGCCGTGTGGGATAGCATTTGGCCGGTGCGTCTTTTCAGACTCACCCCAAGTGAAGGCCCACAGCCCATTTTCGCGGTTCCAAAAAGAAGTTTGCGAAATATCGTAAGCCATAGGTTTATACCCGTTGGCGGCCTCACACAGCACAACACGCGTGGTTCCAGCCATCCAGAACAAGGGGGAAACCGCATTCAAAACGCTTGTCGGCGCGCAATCCGACATGCGCAGATAGTTGTTCAAGTAACGTTCATACACGTTAAACCGACTGGCCTCAGTACCATCACCGGGCCGCTGAATCTCCACCTCCATCTTATATTGGATATGGAAACCGCCCACAGCAGCAATCTGCTGAGAGGCACCGCGCACACCCACAAAATTGAAATCACGAGCAGCACTCGTGTCGAACATTGCATCATAGGCACGAATGTTGCCCATCTCAACCTGCTCATACGCCTTGTCGCCATTAAGGATTCCGCCCGATATATTCGCACCGCACATGTAATACTCAAACATGATCGGGTGTAAGCACTTGTAGGACACAAAGGCGTCAAGCCGATCAGTGAGGAAGTTGCGCTGTATGCCATGTAATTCAACCCGACACTCGGCATACTCCGAGTAGGTGTAGCGCAAATCGTAAATGCCAAGCCTGGTTGCGAGCCCATCGAAGTACCCAAGGTACAGATTGGTTAGCCCAGCAAGCGAGAATTGCTCAGTTACGAAATCAGTTCCTTTCAGCTCATCACTCAAAGGATCGTTATCAGTCATAATATACCCTTGAGCACGCGCAATAGTGTGAGGGCAAATTTGAAACTTAGCCACAGTTGTGTCAGCTGCAGCACGTAGCTGCCCAGCGAGCCCAAAAGTCAAGCTGAGCATCTTGTCAGCATTGGTGTAGTAAAACATCGCTGCCAACCGTCTGCCTTGGCTAGTCGCTGGAGTCGACCTGGTATCCATGATGTAATCATGAGTTCTTGACAGTCCAACATACCCAGCAAGAACAACATTCTCTGAAGTGCCAGTCACGGAATGCACATTGTGCACATTGACCCACGACCAATTGCGCAGCATGCTGCGGTCATGCCCAGCTGGAATCGGTATAGAACAGAGGGGAGCAGCATCATAGCCCCATCGCTCTTCCCATGTGTCGGCAAAGCCAACATTCCCCATCCAAATAAACAGCTCCGAAAGCGTAGATGATGGGAAGGTGGCAAGCAGCCGGTCAAACTCAGCTTTTGAGCGCATCGCCGACATGTTGCCAAAGAGCCTGTACACATAATTATCCCACTCATATCCGGAAGCCGCTGCATCGACGGTGCCAGCAGTAAAATCACCCAGATCACGTTTGTTATCATCAGCCCCAATAGGCCGATGCTCAGGATAAGCCTTCCCAAGAGAGGAGGTGAGGTCACGGGTGAAGTCGATGCCAGCGCCAACAAGGTCCATGTTACCCGGTTGGACCACACCTGCGCCGAAAGCCTCATCGAGCAGAGGCTGGCGCAAACCATCGTGAATGCGCGCTGCAGCCGCTGCTGCGTTGACTGCAGTATCATCGTGGAAGCCCACTTTTGCGTGTGTGGGCCACTGGTAATGCTGACGGTCTAGCATCGCACCACCACCCGCAGCAGCATTAGTCCTGATGAGTCTAGTGTACATATAGGCGAGGCGACGGTACATGTTGGTTACCACATTGTGGTAAACACCAAAGTCCGCACGTGAGATGATGGGCGTAGACAGCATGGTTGTTTGAGCGCCGTGCATGTGGAAACACTGCGCAACCATGTCATTCAAGCCCATCGCAAGCTGGGCCTCGCCGCCAATCGTGTCAAGCAGGAAACCGATAGCGTCAGACCAAGACTGGGCAAGCCTGAGCGCAGGTATATCGCCAGCCTGGCCGACGCCCACGCCGCGAAAATCGATCACCTGCTGGTTCGTGTTTTGGAGAAACTGGGGCGGCGCCGCATTAGGAACGATGAACCCCGCATCATTAACACCAGCTTCATTAGCCACGACACGATCGAACAAATCAACGGTGAGGGGAAAAAGCAGAATGTCGTTAAAGCCCAGCCACCCTTTGGTGAAGCACGAATGATCCTCAAGCCGGTTAGCGTCAAACCCAAGGTTTGGTTTCGAGACGGCAGCCAGAACAGCAATCAAATTGCGAATCCGGTGAGCAGGCAGCTTGGGCACATCAGCGATCGACACAATCACACGATTCAGCTCATTCATAACCGTCTTTTGCAAGCCGGCCATGACAGTCTCCATAGGAGCAACGTGGGCCGGAGGGTTGTTAGGGGCAGGAGGCACAATTGGTTGACCAGGGGCGCCATACCACCGTGATGAACGAGGCGGCAGAATTCTGGAACTATCCATGAATTCGCGGCCAGGCATGTCACCGCGCCCGACCACCGCACCGGCCCCATCGCGGTTATTGCGAATTGGAAGATTAGCAACGTTCGGCGTTGGAACCGTAGATACATGGTGCAAGCCACGCAACAGCCCATTGAAAACGACACTCAAACCGGAGGTGCCACCAAGATCAGTGTCGGTGGCCAAAATGCGCCCAAAGTTGGCAACGCCCTCGGAGCGGCGTTCATACACGCCAGAGAGCTGGTTGTGAAACTTGGCCATGAAATTATCCACATCCTTACCCTCACCGAAGCTTTGGATGCGGCTCTCCATCCTGACAGTCGAACGCGCAGCGCGGCCAAACAAGTCGAAGTGCATCATATACTGATTGGCAATCTTGCGCTTACGGCCATTGAGGACGGCACTAACGGTAGCTAAACCGTCAGTGCGCACATTCATATCACCAAGCTGGTGCTGAGCAACACCATGCTCCATCTGCTGGAGGACATTAGCGATAGCATCCGCCCCGTCAGCAAACTTGAAGTCGAAATCCTTCGACTTGGTGTTTTGGAAGAAGGTAGCGCGGCTGACCGGCACCTTTGGGGCAGTTGCAGTGTTGTAGGCAGCAGAGCCGCTGTAAACACCATTGTCGCCAGACATTTTAATCGTTTTTTGTTTTTAGCGTTTTTAACAACTAAAAAATGAGGGCCCACCAACAATACTGTCGATGAGAAGATTCGAGATGTTGTTCTTCAGCGAGATGCGCTAGAGAAGTGTTGGAGTAGGCTCGTTGTAGAGAATTTGAAAATTTTGGAGTTGGAATAAACAAGTTTAATGAAGCTGCTATTACCGAAGTTGGCCTATAACAGTTATTATATTCAATATCTTACGTACACGTCAAATGAACGCCAGCGTTCTAGGGAAGACTGTATCTTTCAGAGCAAAAGCCCCGGGTGCCGTTCAGTCGTTACAGTGCCCACATGCCCCTGGGTTTGGTTTACCTAGATTACTTTTCTCAACCTTAGGCGGGGGGTGGACCAGCCACCAAAGCTTCTCCTCGGTCACGTGTTGCATGCACGCTATCCGATCTTGCACCACTGCAGAAGCACTCAAAACCAGCTGGAACTGGGGCTTCCACACGCATCGATTTAAGTGTGAATACTCCACACCCAACTAAGGGCTCGACACCTACGCCGTTTCCGGCGGATCTGTCCAGGGGCGAACATGCGCTTCAGGTCCTATTCGGCTTAGCCCACCACAGATGTAGTGACTTATAACCTAGCCTGTTCGAACGCATGGTTTGCTGTTTTTTGGAGTGTTTAAATTTACGCGTGTTTTTGAAACTTTTTGTTTTTAACTGTTTTTGCAGATTTGTTTGTATAAAGGGCGAACATAAGAAAGAACCAACGGGACTTGCATCTCTTTTGGGGCGCGCATCAAGCTAGGCCGATCCAGTGAGATTTAAAAATCCGTGAAACAGCCCGAACTCGATGTGCGCGCGTGGGAAAACCCACAGCAGGTGCAGATCCAAACGATTGCATGGACCACAGCTCATTAAATTCCTTTAATAGGAGAGTGACGCGCCAGTGGGGCCAAAGCCACATAAACGTGACCGCCGGCACCACTAGCTACACCGTACCTAACAGGTTTCGGCCATTATGTTTATACTGGGAGGCCATCATCAGCGGTGCCCAGTAGGGACATCCGCCAGCGGATGATGGTATCCAGTACCAATAAAAAATCTTGCTCCTTCTCAGTCCCCACACGCAACTCGTAATCAGTTACAAGTGTGTGCAGAGGCTAAGAAGGCGGTTGCTAAGCATATAGAAAAACTAAACATTATCGCTGCGCGCCGGATCAATCGCACAGCCCTTATCCATTCGGACCCCATAATGCCGGGGGCAGCGTGCCTGTTCTTACAGCCAGTCGTTAACTGGCATGCCGCATAATGGCGCAGGCTTCCGTCCTCAAACCTGTTCATTCAGGATGGGATAAGGTTTAGTCTTTCTTGTCCTTAGTTTTCCGGCCGTCTTAAGCCAAATGCACTACACATGTACTGAGAGCCACGTGTGGGGAGGAACAAGATTCCCTACCTCGAATCCAAATACCCAAGAAAGTAGACACCCTCCGCCCATATGGGCAGAGGGTTGAGTAGATCAGGACCATCAGAGAACAATGGAAGTCGTGGTATGACTTTCATATCCAAGGATTAGAACTGAAATGAAAACTTTTTGAGAATTTTTCATCGAGTTCGCATAAAAGTTCCAGAAGTTAAACCTTCCTTCTCTTTTTATGC